CTGCCGCTTCACTAGTAGATCCTGAATTTTCTTAAGCTTTTCCTCAAGCTATTATAACTAGCAATTTTATAAGTAATGCAATAGCTTCTTTAAATAAAAAAATCGATTTAAGAACTTTTACAGATGTGGATTTCACCGCTACTATAGACACCATTAATAAAATTAGATCTGTGTGTATAGTTATTCAAGCTTATAACGATCCCAAATCAGTTTTACAACAAATAGATACGCTAACAAAAGGAAAGATTAGCTCTGCTTTAAGAGATTTCGATAAAATATTAGACCCTAAAAAAGCTGTTCCTTTTATAAATTCTATAATAAAAACTGTAAAATCGATAGTTAAGATTATAGCAACTATAATCAAATACATTTCTTTGTTACAGTTGGTAATTAAAGTAGCATTGTTATTAATAAAGATATTCTACAAATTAAGAGCCTTCTTCTTTGGTATTCCAGTACCGCAAGTATTCAATACAGTCGGAGTACAAACAGCAATATCAGCCACCTACGAAGACATTATACTTAATAATGGTCTAGTATATTTCTTAAAAAGAGTAGCTCAGATAAACGAAATACTTACTTTAATTAGAAGCCTTTGCGCTTATATACTAAATAACGTAGTTATAATAATTCCTAAATTAGAATTAATAGCAAGAAATCTAAATAGCTGTGACAGTTGCGATGAAGATTTAAAGGCAGATTTGAATCAGACAATAGAAGAATTGAAAGTGGGGGCCAACACACTTCAAAAATATATGGATGATTTTTATGGCGCTGAAAATAATAAGAGCAAAACTTACGGAGACTACACTATAGAAATATTAACAGAAGAAACAACAGACGAGGCTTTAACCATAAGAAGAAGATTCGGCATTGCTTTGGATAGAAACAAGACAAAGGTAGTTCAATCCACTCCTACCTATGCTTCTGACGATACCATTATAATAAACGAGGTGAAGTTGCTATTAAGCGCTGGAGGATTCACTAACAAGTCGGTTACGGGAATGAACCCTTCTGATCTAGTTATCTTAATAGAGGCGACTGCGAATCTAGGAGATCCTGATATATCTATAGACGACCTAGACGTTACCTCTATTTTAAATAGTGGATTGGACGATCCTGACAATGAAAATGAAGAGAATGGATTGGGTCTTAATGCCTTTGCAAATAACCTTCCAGGAGGTAAAAAGCTAAGGAAAAGAATGAGAAAGTTAATGGCAGCTTCAATGCAAAATTTACAAACTGATTTAAAGAGCACCGACCCAGGAGGAAAATATAGCTCTGGTATAGTACGTTAATTAAAAAGAAAGTATCATAAACCAATATTTATAAGATATGGCAAAAGTATCGCAAGTAGATTTACTTAGAAAATTGATAAAAGAAGAGGTGGTTAAAGCCATCCGTCAAGAAATGCCCTCCATTATAAAGGAGATCGCATCCTCTAACGTAGAAAAGCCAGTTATAAAAGAATCAATAGCGGCCAAAAAAGCTGTCCCATTGACCTTGAATACTCAACCAGTACGTCCTAAGCCCAACTTCGCAGGCAATCCTTTGGCAAATATGTTAAACGAGACTGCCATGGCAATGGGTGATATGGACGATATGTCTTTCAACACTTCAGACATTGGTCCTGATTCGATAGGCATAGATCCAACCAGTTTCTTTCAACCGAAGCAAGTGGCCGTAGGAGACGTTAACGGTATGTTGGCAACAGCAAGACCTAGCTCGGATATAAGCATGGTACAAATAAACGAAGTTCCTGACTTTTCGGATTTAATGAGCAAATTAAAAGCTAAAGGCGCTATCTAATGGCATACAACTTAAGACAAATATCACAAGACGATTTGAGGCCATCTCAAGCAATAGGCGTAAAAATTCCATTTTCCGCTCCTATAGCATTTGCTTCTGTGTATAGCACAAAAGAACAGACCAAATATAATTTGATTAACTTCTTATTGACCGATAGAAGAGAGAGACCTTTTAACCCTACTTTTGGAGCGGGTTTGAGATCGAGGTTATTCGAACAAATAGCTCAATCTTCTTTAGAGGACATAAAACAGTCTTTAATATCTCAGATAGAGAACAATTTTCCTAACGTTTCTATATCTAATCTAAATGTTAATGGAGATCCTAACACTAGTTCTATAAGAATAAAATTTAGTTATACATTAAAAAGCTCTAAAGAAACAGACGGTGTAGTACTTGAAATACAAAATGCTTAATTATGCAGAATAACAATATAGATATTAAATACCTTAATAAGAGTTTTAGTTCTTTCAAATCGGACTTGATAGAGTATGCTAAGTCTTACTATCCTAACAACTATAAAGACTTTAATCAAGCCAGTCCTGGTTCCATGTTTATTGAAATGGCTGCATACGTAGGAGATGTTTTATCTTTCTATTTGGACAATCAATTACAAGAGACTTTTTTACAATACGCAAAACAAAAGAATAACTTATACAGTCTTGCTTACATGTTGGGTTATCGTCCAAAAGTAACAAGCGCCTCAATAGTTGACCTTAAAGTTTACCAACAAGTTCCTTCTAAATTAGTTAGCGGTAATTACACACCTGATTTTTCTTACGCATTTTGTGTAGATCAAGGAATGCAAGTAGCTTCTAATATAAACAGTTCTAACACTTTCTACTGCTCTGATAAAATAGATTTTAGAACTTCTTCATCTTTGGACCCAACAGATGTTACTGCATATACATTGGACTCTTCGAATAATCCAACTAGCTTCTTATTAACTAAAAATACTCAAGCAATATCAGGTCAAATTAAGACTCAGCAGTTTAGTTTTGGTAACGCTGAAAGATTTGCTACAATTAATTTACAAGATTCTAATATCATTACTATTTTAAATGCAGTTGATTCTAATGGAAATACTTGGTACGAAGTTCCTTACTTAGCTCAAGATTATATTTTGAACCCAGTAGCAAATACTACAATAAATGATGCGAATCAAGTTCCTTACATGATTCAAAAATTACAAGTTCCAAGAAGATTTACTTCAAGATTTCAAAGTAATGCTATACTACAAATAGAGTTTGGACCTGGAATTAACTCTGTTGCCGATAGCGCAATACTTCCTAACCCAAATCAAGTGAGTGTTGGTAATACAAATGGAGGATTAAGTTTACTATCTAGTTCTTTCGATCCAACTAACTTTGTTACCACTCAAACTTACGGACTATCTCCAAAAAGTACTACGATTACTTTCACCTACTTGGTTGGAGGCGGAGCTAACAGTAACGTTTTACAGGGAGAATTAACCAGACCGGTAGCAAAAACAATTTCTGGAAATACTAGCTTTGCTTATACCTTAGTTACTAATAATGAAAGCCCAGCTTCTGGCGGTGGAGACGGAGATTCTGTTGAAGAATTAAGATTCAATACGCAATTACAATTTCCAAGTCAATTAAGAGCGGTAACTCAGGAAGATTACTTGGCAAGAACTTTATGTATGCCAGCTCAGTTTGGTAAAGTTTCTAAAGCCTATGTAACAAAAGACGATTCTGTATATAGAGATTATCTACAAAATAACTCTGGCTTAAGAGATCCATTAGCTATTAGTTTGTATGTATTAAGTCTGGATGCATCTGGATACTTAAGTGTACCCACTCCTTCGTTATTAAAAAATATTCAAGGCTACATGTCAGAATATAGAATGATGACGGATTCTATAAAATTAAAACCTGCTTTTGTTATAAACATAGGTTGCAATTTTGACGTAGTAATTAGACCTAATTTTAATAGTCAAGATGTAGTAGCCAGATGTTTAGTTACTTTACAAGAATATTTTAATATAGAACGTTGGCAAATAAATCAACCTATTATTTTAACAGAAGAATACGGGGTCCTAGATCAAGTTGAAGGAGTTCAAACTGTTAAAAAAGTAGAAATAGTCAACAAATCAGGAGTTAGTTCTGGATATTCAAAATATTCTTACGATGTTCCTGGAGCTACTATCAATGGAGTAATATATCCATCTTTAGATCCGAG